TCATTTACTAATTGGATATTATTGGTAAGACAATGTTTATTTAGTGTTTCGTTATTATAGAACATCATATCAGGATATAGTAATATATTAGTTCAATATATAATTCAATTTTATATCGGAATTATATATTGTAAATTAATTTAAAGATTTGTTACCATATTATAGTTAAAACCCCCCAGGAAATTTTACGAGCGAGGCCCCAATACCAAATCCGGCTCCTGAACGAGCAGATACTCCCATTGAAGGAATGTAAGTGTCCAAAATAGCAAAAGTAGCAGCAGCAGTTAAGGCAATTAAGGCAATTTCTTCAAGATTCAATGAACGCTTTGGAATAGCGAATGCGGCAATAGCAACCATCAACCCCTCAATTAAATATTTAATAATACGCTTAATAAGTTCGGCAACGTTAAAGTTAAACATGTCCATCTTTATATAAATTAAAAAGAAAAAAATATTAATTTAACAAATTAAAACTTAGAATTAAATATTTACTAAATAGTATAAATGAATAAAAACAATGCCGGAAAAAAGGGATTTGACAGAAAACAAAAAAAGGATGGTTCGTCTAATAATAAATATGTTGATTTATTAGAAGTTGATAAACCTATTGCAGGACAAACTTTTGGATGTTTTTCATTTATTTCTCCGGAAAAAATTTTAAAGCAACGTGAAATGTTTTTCTTTGAAGAATTTCTAAAACAATGGGAAATTAATAAATCTATGGAAAAGTTTCATCAATTCCTAAATTTTATTTCATTTAAATATAAATTACAATTTGAAGAAGTTATTAAAGATTTTGAAGTATTTGTTAAAGAGGAACGCGACACAATTGTTAAATCATCCATTGAAGACGACTACAAAACATTCTTAGACCGTGATGAAGATGAACTTGAAAAAAAATTTAGTATTAAACATAACTTTCAAACCTCTGTTAAAGGATTTAAAGCTAGAGGAAATTTTTCTTCTCAGGAAGAAGCCGAATTACGCGCTAAACTTTTAAGAGAAGTTGACCCTAGTTTTGATATATTCGTTGGACCTGTTGGAACTTGGCTTCCTTGGGAACCTGAAGCTTATAAAACTGGAAGAGTTGAATACATGGAAGAAGAGTTAAATCAACTTGTTCACGAAAAAATTAAAAATGAAGAAGTTGCTAAAAATACATTTGACAAACGAGTTAAAGAAACTAAACAAAAAGCAATTGATGAAAATAAATTGAATGCTGATAAACACGGCACTATTATCACTCAAGATATTGATACTGAAGGAAATCTTGTTGGCGTTGGACACACTACAACTGAACAAACATTAAATTCTGACGAAATTTCAGTTGCTGATATTAGAAGCGAATTATTTGATGGAGAAAATGTTGTTATTGGTAAAAGCGATTATGGACAAAGTCAATTAAAATCTGGACCTTTTGCTAACAAAAAGAATTAAATATTTAATTAAAATAATACACAAAATAATATTTTATGTATTATAAAAAATATATTTATATTTTATAATGAGTATAGAATTACAAAAATACAAAAAAAATACAATTGATAAATTAAAAAGCAAATTTAATAGTGACAAAAAGGCATTAACAATTTATTTTAATAATTTAATAAATTTTGTTTTAAAGTCCAGATTAAGGCAAAATCTTAAAATTGCGCAAATTAATTATTTAAGAGTTTCATATACAAATAAAATGAATATTTTAACAAATACATATAATAATGCGGTTAATAGTATTAATACTTATCAACCAAGTATACAAAATATAGATACAAATTTTAAAAATAAAAATGCTTTACTTATTGGATGTAATTATAATAATTCAGCATATCAGTTGAATGGGTGCATTAACGACGTTAACAATATTAAATCTATGATAAAAAATGTTGGATTTAATAATATTAATATTTTAACAGATGACACTGAAACCAAACCTAATAAAAGTAACATTTTAACCGAATTAACTAAATTATTAAGTAATTCTAATAATAATGATTTATTATTTTTTTCATATAGTGGGCACGGTTCGCAACTAGTAGATAGAAATGGCGATGAAACTGATGGACGCGATGAAGTAATGGTACCTTTAGATTTTAACGTTATTACAGATGACGAATTAAAAACAGTTATTCAAACATATTTAAAACCAAATGTCACACTATTTGCATTATTTGATTGTTGTAATAGTGGCACTGTTTTAGACCTTAAATATCAATATTTAGATAGTTTAAATTATGATAATTATACAGAAAATGATAACGCAATAGATACGTTAGGAAATGTTATAATGATCAGTGGGTGTACAGATAACCAAACAAGCGCTGATGCTTTTATTAATAATACATCACAAGGGGCTATGACATGGGCATTTATTGAATCTGTTAATAGTAAACCCAAATTATCTTGGAGAGAATTAATACAAAATATGCGCAAATTGCTTACAAACTCTCAGTATACACAAATACCACAATTATCGACAGGACAAAATTTTAACATTGATACCGCAATATTTATTTAAGTATTTGAGGTTATAAACTCTTTACACCTTTGAACGTTTAAAACGCCAAATATTAATTAAAATTGATTATTATAGATATAATGGATTTAAGAGATGATTTAGAAGTTAAAACTCTTTTGTTTGGACTAAATGAAGCATTAGACAATATAACAATTGGTCTAATTAAACAAGATAATATAGAATGTTGTGTTTGTTTAAATTATCATTGGGGTGTAAAGTTGCCTAATTGTAATCATTTTATATGTCCTAAATGTTATTATAAAATATACAATGGTTATGTTAGTAGCAATTTTTATTGCGAAAATCCTGAACCGGAATATCCAGAGAAACCTAGTTATCCATATAAAAATAAAGATAAAAACAAAGAAATATTTTATAGCATAACTGAAGATGATAGATATTTAGAATGGTTTATAGATGAAAATGAAGATTTATATAATTCAGTTAAATTTGAAGATAATTTAGATGTTAAATTAAAAAAATGGTTTGAAACCAATAAATATATAAAACAATATGAGAATGATTTGATACAATACAACAAAAATGTAGAAACATTTAATAATGAGATAGAAGAATATAATGAATTATATGCTCAAGAAAAAGAAGATAATTCACAAAAATTATGTCCTTTGTGTAGATTATAATAAGTATTTTAAATGTCCAAAGGTTTAAATTAAATTCCTACTATATATTATGTTTAAACATTTAGAGCAACTAAATATGGGATATGGAGAACATTTTTTACACTCCATGTCATATTGTTTTATGTCATTATCCGCATCATTTTATTTTTTTATACACGCCATTTACCCAGACGCATTTGAATTTGATGGTTCTAGACAAATTCGTTATCTAAATGAACTATTATCTACAAAATAGGATAAGTATTTCAACTTTGAATAAAATATAAAAGGTCTAAAATTTATATTTTATTTAACTTTATAATAGTAATCATTATTAAAAATTGTTTTATTTTTTACACTTCTTGACATTTTGGCAGCTGATATATTTTCATCTTCCGCTGCCTTTGCAATTGTATCCCATGAAGATAGCACTTGTTCACTTTTTAATTCTATTTTTTCAACTTTTTTACCAGTAGATGAAGTAGTTTTATGTTTATATTCATCTACTTTTAATGAAATTCCATAATAACCTTCGTTTGAACCTTGTTCTGACCAAACTGTTGCCTTTAACGTATATTCACACGCATTTAAATATTCTTTTATTTTGTTTAAATCATCATTATCTATTGATTTATTCATTTGTTGTTTCCATCGTTGATATTCTGAAAGTAATGTTGAATTCAATATTTTTCCACTAGGACTAAATTTACATACTTGAAATAAAAATGTCTCAACATCATTATTTGTATAACGTTTTTTATACTCAGTTTGTATTAATTTTACACCAATGTAACCATGAACAACTTGATTTTTATTTTGATTTGAAATTCTTGATGGTTTAAATCTAGTATCTAAGTAAGTTTTAAATGCGTGAAAAGTATCTTTTTTGGGTTTTATCTTATTCCAAATACGATATGCTCCTTCCATATTTGTAGAAGATTCTTCAACATCTGAACGAACAATACACATTGTATTTATAAACTCATTAAATTTGTTAGTTTGTTCATCTTCATTCAATAAAGGGTTTTGATAAACAGATACATTTTCTGTTTCAAATAATTGTAGCGTATTCTTTTGCGTGTTTAATTTTTCGTTTAATTCATTAATCTCAAGTGATTGAATTCTAATACTTTCATTACATATTTTTAACTGATTTTTTAATTCTTCGGTTTCACTCAATAACTCTTCATTTTGTTTTAACAATTTATTAAAATTGTCTATGCTATATGTTTTAGAATGAATAATATCTTTTATGTATTTTGTTAATTGACTAATAGTAAAATTAGTATTATTGTATGCTATAATTTCTGTTTTATTTTTTTCATTTAATGTAATATTTCGTATTTGTTTTTTTATTATAGAATGCGTTTTAATTAAATTTTCTATTTCTACTTTATTTTGTACTTTAAATGCTTCTACTAATGTAAAATTATCATAATGCTTATGATGATCAATAATTCTATTAGATAAATTATTTGTATGCCCGAATTTAATTAATTTTTCATTTGCTTCATTACTATTATTAATTGTTCCAAAATATATACATTCTGTGTTTGCTGGAAATTGATTTATTAATGTTTGTTCAATTGCATTTTGTTTTTCCTTCTCAGCTTCTAAACTAATTTCAATAATTTCTTTTTTACGATTTTCTAATTGTGTTTTTAATTCTTCACATTCTTCTTGTGTTATTTCAAACATAATATTTTCAAGTTTAATAAAATAATCATGAACCTCATCTGCTTTTTTTGTTCCTGCTTTTAGACAAAATTTTTTAAATGTTTCAATATTTAACATAAAAATTTCTTTATTGTGACCTCCTCTATTATCATTTTTTTGCTCTAACTTCTGCGTGAGCAATAATTTATAATCTTTATCAATTATAAAATTTTTCTCTAACATTTGTTTAGATTTAATTTTTTGACTAAATCCAAGCCATTGCCATATATTATCTAAATCAATTACAAAATCATTTTTAGAATCATATTTTAAGTAGCAGTAAAAACTTGATAAAAATAATTGTTGTTCGTAATTAGTAAAATTATTTTTTACTTTTTCAACTAATTTAGTTTGATAATTACCAGATAATTTGGTAATTGGGTTGTTTTCAATAAGATTGACTATGTCTATGCTCATTTTATATTTTATTATATGAATATGTCTTTATATTGTTTTTTGATTTAAATAATAAAAAGCAATATAAAGCATTATAAATGCATGTTACATATTTTATTTTTCGTTACCTTCTTTAGTGTGTATGTTTTGCTTTACCTCAAGGTAAAGCAATAATAATTGATAAATATGTATTTTATGTGTATGTTTAATGTTTCGTTACCTTCTTTAGTGTATATTCATTGCTTTTGTTGCAACAAAAGCAATATATTTATATTTTATGTACATATTTATAATTTTATTACCATTTGCTCTTTTTTACCGCTATTTTAGGTCCTTGACCACGTTTTTTCACATTATTTGGGTCATATTGTTCTCCATCATCTTCATCATCGTTGATTTGTTTAGATAATTCCCAAAATTCCTTTGAACCTAATCTAAAATCATTATGCTCATCTGCCTTGTACCAAAATACTTGGTCTTGTAATTTATTAGATTTTGAGTTATTATTGATAACCAAGCACTCAAAATTCTCTGTACATTGGTCCATCACCTGACAAAACGATTCAAATGTAGGAAACATACCAGCGTAATTCTCATAAATACGCTTTCTATTAGCAATATATGGTTCTCTTAAAATAAATACATAATCAATGTTAGTTCTGAGCGTAGGAGGTATGCCTAAAGGATATTGCATTGTGATGAGTAACATGACCTTCCAATGACGACCATTCATAAAGAGGAGACGCATCATTTTATCCCGCGCCCATGTATTATCATAAAGACAATCATCTAAAATTACAAATGTTCTTGGGTCAATAGTGCTTCGTCTAAATGTTTCTATTTCTTTTCTAATTTGTTTTAAAACGCCTCTTTGTCTTTTTAAAATATTTTCAATAATTGCAGTATTGTATTCATTATGAATAAACAATTTTGGCACCATTTTTCCGTAAAATCCGTTGCCTTCTTCTGTTCCCGAAATGACTGTTCCGATAGGAATATCCTGATGATAATAGAGCAAATCTCTGACTAAAAAAGATTTACCGGTATCACGCCTTCCTATTAATACTATAACTGGACCTTTGGATTCATTTGGCTTAAAAGTAATATTTTTCATATCAAATCTTTTTAACTCTAAATTCATATATTTATATTAGACATATAAAACATTTTATATTAACGAATTTTATAAATTATTTGAAATATTAAGGATATTCTCAAATAATAAGTTAAATATAATTTAATTTAATATTTTTATTGACAAATGACGCTTTCAGTAAATTACCAAAAGAGAAAGAATATTAACTTGTTTAACAAGTTTCAAACTAACAAGAAAATTAATCTTACAGATGCTCAAAATTATATACCCATTTATGATAGATTTTTTTCATTAAATTCTACTAATTGGAATTCTATTAATTTAAATCATCAATGGGCTATATCTGATATTAAAGATTTACAAAATAAAAATGAGGATAGTGAACATATATTTACTTGCAAACTTAAACATATTTCTGAGGACGATGATATGTCTGCTACACAAAAAGTTTTTATTAAAATGGCACCATTATTGGACCCATTCAAATATTTAGTTGGAAAATATAATTATAATGATACTCAATTATTTAATTTACCATCATTTGACAAAAATAGTAAAGTTCATCCTAAAATTAACGATTATAATAATTCTTCATTTATTGATGGATTTTTTTCATTTTTAACAAGCAAAATTTTACATGAACATAAATTTATACACGGTCTTGATTATTATGGGTCTTTCTTGGCTATTAAAAATGATTATAATATTAATATTATTGATGACCTAGATTATTTAGTTAAATCTGATTTTTTTAATAAACAACAAAACAAATTATTTAAAGTTGAAGATTACTCCCATTTAATTACTCATGATGAAGTTAACAAATTACAACCTTTAAAAATTTCATCCAGTTTAAAATCTGTATTATCTGTTCAATCTATTGATGATAATATATTTGAAAATATTTTTTGCGAAACATTATCTCTTGAAGATATTAAAACAATTGGTATTGACTTAATAGATATTACTGATTCTAATTGTTTTGATGTTTCTAATCAACATAAATCTAACACTCTTAAATCTGGAACTACTTGTTCATCCAGATCATCTCATACTAATGATAATGATTTGGATGAGTTAGAAGAAGAAGAAGATGATAATACTAATACTTTTAAAAATAATCCCTTAAGGGATGATAATGAAGAAAAAGAAGAAGAAGAAGATGAAGAGCATGATGAAGATGATGATGAAGAAGAAGAAGATGAAGATGATGATGAAGAAGAAGAAGAAGAAACTATAATGCTCACATTTCCCAAATTTCCAGTTCAAGTTATATGTACCGAAAATTGTGAAAATACATTTGATGATTTAATTATTAACGAAAATTTAAATGAGGAAGAATGGTTTTCGGCATTAATGCAAATTATAATGATGTTAATTACTTATCAAAAAATGTTTTCATTTACTCATAATGATCTTCATACTAATAATATTATGTACATTCCAACTAACAAAAAATTTATATATTATACTTATAAGAAAAAAACATATAAGGTTCCAACATTTGGAAAATTATACAAATTAATTGATTTTGGAAGAGCTATATATAAATTAAATGGAAAATTATTTTGTAGTGATAGTTTTCAAACTGGCGGAGATGCTGCTACGCAATATAATACAGAACCATATGTTAATGATAAAAAACCACGATTAGACCCTAATTTTAGTTTTGATTTATGTAGATTAGCTTGTTCTATTTTTGATTATGTTGTTGATAACTTTGATACAATTAAAAATTTAAATGAATGTTCTCCTTTGGTTAAATTAATAGTTGAATGGTGTATTGATGACAATGGAATTAATGTTTTATATAAAAATAATGGGGTTGAACGTTATCCAGACTTTAAATTGTATAAAATGATTGCCCGATATGTTCATAATCATACTCCTCAGGCTCAATTAGAACGTAAAGAATTTAGCAAATTTTTAGTTTCAAATAAAAATATTATCAAAAATGAAATTATTATTAATATTG